TTTCTCTTTGAGTTCATCATAGGTCTTAAAATTACTAGGGTCAACAAAAGGGTTAAGAGGATATTGTTTTGACCAAATTTGTTTTATGTCATCATCTGACTCTTTAATTTGGCTAACACTCTCAAATTCAGACTTGTCATAGTTCCAATAACCATCAACTTTTCTAATCTTCAACTTGAAGTTAGCACCTTTCCAAAAGTCAAATGGGTTAATTGGTGTTTCATCATCAAACGCCGGTTGCATTGCTTCGGTAATTTTATCAAAGATTTTTTTACCAAATTTAAATATAAAAACTTTACCTTCGTTTTCAGGATGTTTTGGGTCTGATACAACAAAGATGTTTGAGTAGTATGATAATTTTCTTTTTCTCTTACGAGCAATTTCTTTATCACTATCAACACCTGTGTTCCATAATCTTGTATTCTCTTCAGACACCGGGTCTTTTTGATTTAGTGTCGTTAAAGAATTCTCAATATACCAACCGCCTTTATCTTGGAAAGCGTGAGACCATACTCTTTGCCAAGGCATTTCTTCGCCTGAAGTTGCCGGCAAGAATCTGATTACTGCATAACCATTACCAGTTTTATCTAGTTCAGGTTTCCAAATTCTGTCGTCTTGGTATTTGTTTGATTTATTACCAGAGGTTTCTGGTTTTTCTGTTGAAGCTTCTAATGCTTTTGTTATCTTGTCAAAATTAGAAGCACTTGATTTTAAACTTTCAAAGTCCATATTATATCTCCTTTGTATTAAATATGTTCGTTGTATTTGTGTTACCTATATTATCGGTATCAGTATTATTTATAAGAGTTCTCATTCTTATTTACCCAATTTTTTAGACTTTCTGCCTTCGCCTTCTTATCATAACAATCTCTAGGCAAACTTCTCATAATAAGATACTCTCTAAATTTTGTTAGTCTATCTATAATATAATCAATTAAATTTATCATATAACTAATATATCAAACCTGCTCAAGATTGTCAATGCTGGAATAGTCAACATAAAACAAATTGTTTTGACCCTCCCATTCTGGAGTATGCATATTTACATTGTCTTTCAGGTTTAAATCTCTATGTACTTTGTAAAATGTGGTCTTCGGATATCTCTTCATAAGACTCAACCATTGGTTTACCCAATTGGTGTGTGGTGTAGGACCATTCTCTACAGCAACATAATGTTTTGTTCCTTTGTAGATATTATTAATTGTCGGTTTAGTAGACCTTAAATCGTGACCTATTAGAAATACCTCTGTCGCCTTATAGTGTTCACACGCAACATAACCACTTGACGGACCAGCAGCCCACCCAAGGTCTTTAGGTTTCATTATATCACTTAAATTATGAGACTTATCATTTTTAGGATGTATCCAAGATAGTTTAACTTGACCTGTGCTAATCTCTTTCTCTACAATCTCTTTATTCTTTTTTATTATATGTGCTACACCCTCTAATTTAGAACCGTGAAATACAAACTCCTCTGCCTGACCTCTTTCATTCTCTGTAAATACACCTTTCTCGTTTCTAACTAATTCTAAATCCATTTTAGTTATTGCACCCTCAACCATCATCTTATAATGAAAGGCAGGTACTTTTGTCCAGTCTCTAAAGAAACAAGGTATTTTACAAGCGACACCTTTGTGGTATATTTCGTGCATTATACCGTGGTCAACACCTGTTAATGCGTCTGGCATAAAATCTCTATACAAGGCATTACAACCCATTATGGTGCCTAGTGGTCTTAATCTTTCTAAATCAAAACCTAATCTTGATTCACCATTACCTATACAAAATACTCTACTCATTGACAAATACCTCTTTCATTATTATTTTTGCCTCTGTCATATTAAAATTTAAAAATGGTTTTAATCTGGTAATCGTAGATGAGATTTTAGGCCATATGACTTTCTCACTAATAGTTTTGTCCCAATCTTTAAAAAACGCAAGGTGTTTATCCAGATAGATGGCGGTTTGGTAGTTAACTTTCCCTTGAATAAGTAATCGTAAGATTCTAGGATGTTGTCCCATATGAGAGCGAAAGCCATCATCAAAAGAAATCCGCCTACGGCTAAAGTCATCACGAATCCGTACGCAATCGTCCCGAAAATGGTATCTAAAAGACTCTTTATACTTTCTATATTTGGCATAAGTCTCAGCACCTTCATTTGTTAATAAATCTCCTATCCAATTGTCGCTATCAACAGCAAAATTACTAACAAAGTAATCAAGTATGTCTCGTTCATTATATCTTTTAGATAACTTATGAAAAAAATATCTATCTTTTCTTTTAGTGAACGTATCCAGTTTAGCATTTGTTTTACCGCCATATTTTATATAGTCGTATGAGTCTGTCGTAAAGTGTAGTTTAACACCAAGATACACTTTATATACATCAAATCCACCATACATTATTGTTTATCTCTATTTTCACTATACCCATAATCACTAACAATACTTATAATAGCAAAAACTACACCCAATAGTATTATTGACCATAGACCTTTATCCCATTCTACAAATAATATGTGATATAAAAACTCTAGGCCGTTCATACAGGTAAAGTACCACCTTTTTTAATCTTAAGCATATTAGCATTCAAAGCCTCTGCTTTAATTTTTTCTTTTAGTGATTTTGATATTAGTCTTGTTGTAGTTTCTATTTCTATATTGTGTTGTTCACAATAATGGACTATTGCGTCAATATAGGTGATTGGTTTTTTATCTTTAACTATATCGTTAATTTTTTGTGTGAATTCTTTACTATTCATATCTCTTATATATCATATTCTAGTGTAAATGTAAAGCGTGGTGTTTCTGTTGCCAAGTACACCACAAACTCCGTTAGCCGTTAGGCTGCAAGGGCAAAATTATTGTTGCCATTTAAATTGCGTTTAAGTTCGCCAACTATTACTCTCTATAAAGTTTTTCTGTACGAGTCGAACCTACCACACCCCCCATAAGCACACCAAAATGTGTTTATGGTGGAGGTGGTGGGAGTTGCACCCACGTCCTCTATACGTATTATACTTTACGTCAACAAGTAATTCTATGTTCGCTCTTTGTGTGCATATGCCAGGTCAAAAGAGTGAGATACAATGCAGCTTTCAAGTCCATCTGGACTAGTTAAAACAATAAGGTGTTGACTTCTATCTTTTGACACAAACGTATATACAAAGTAAGCAGAAGGATTTTCTGGTTGTGCTCCTTCTCTCGCTACGGAAAACGTCTCTGGATTAAAATCAAACCTTTTTATGTACTCATTCACGACCTCACTAGGACCACATTGAGCGGGTAAACCCAATGGTGCTAAGCCAAACATACCCGGATTTTCTAATTCGTGGTCTGCTTGAGCAGTAAACACAACAAAGCTAAGTAGCAATGTTAATATTATTTTTTGCATTTTGTCTCCTGTGAGACTTAATAAGGTTTGATTATTGGTTTATCTTTGCTTTATTAAGTTCTTCATAATATTTATAAAAGTCCTTAATAGCTTTCTCTAGTTGAGACAAATATTCTTTTTTCTGTTTCACAAAAGCGTTGCAACTTCCGTCTTCGCCTGCTTGTAAAATAACAATTTGGTCTATCTGTTTACCGAATAGCTCTTCATACATAATTGCATAGGCAGTACATTGCAAGTAATATGATTCATTCCAACTATCAATACGTTCTTTGTTTGCTGTCTTGAAATCAATTACAGATAATTTACCATTGTACTCTGCTATACAATCAACTTGACCAGCAAGGGTCAATTTGTGTGAGAACATAATTCTTTCTAAACAATGAATATTATCTACTTGGTCAAGATAAGGTTTTAATAGTCTAAACATTCCGTTAGGCAATACATCATTAATAGTTTGTGGTTGCCCTTTTAGATATTGTTCAACTAAAGTGTGTGTCGCCTTACCTCTACGTGCCGCTCTGGCCATTTCCCATTTAGCAGCCTCTTCGCCTACGTTCTTACGCCATTGTTCTAAACCCTCTTTTTTCTGTATTGATAAAATACTTGTTATAGAGGGATAATTTTTACCATCAATTTGATAAAATCTAAAACCATTTTGATTCATTCCCTTTGTATTAGGAAATTTAGTCTGGTCTAATTGTATAAAATTCGCCATTATATTACTTCCAATCTTTGTTCATTACTCTATTATATACATCACAACCACATTTGGCAAGCCTAGTTTGACCTGTACAAAGTTAAATGGTCGTTAATTAATTCGGGACTATCTCTTAACTCGTCCCGCTTTGCCTTTCAATTAGGGTCGTAACCCTCATAACAAGTCTTATTGCTTTCGTTTTTAAACGCCCTCAATATCTGTTTTCTGTTTTCACCATCAGCACGATACGAACAATGTACCCACCCGGAATTAGGTTCATCTAAATTGTGGAATTCCAATATCATCTGGTCAAACTCACAATTCTCTGAAATCCATTTTACTAATTCTGCATTGCTCAATCCGAACACCTCAAAATCCGCCGCCTGCCCTTTAGCGTGTTGGGAATTTTTGCTTGAGCCAATTGCCTCGCACAGGTCAGGACTACGATACCCGCTTGATATGGTAACTACTTTACCATAATGGTCTCTGACTTTTTGTAGTACGTTCTCACATAATGCTTTTAAGGCATTCATATGGTCTTCGTTAGGGTTATTATTAATACCCTTACGTACAGCTGTTTGTGAAGCTGTCATTTCTTTTAGACTAAAATTAGGACTTAATTTCATTTAATCTTTCCTTTGCTTTTAATTTAAGTTTTTTTGCGTCTTTTAACAATTGCCACGAAACGCTACCTCTATCTACTCTACGTTTCTGCTCTAATATCTCAACCTCTTTTTTCATTTCTTTGTGTTGTTCTTTTAGATTCATATTAACCTCTTGTTATTTTTAGCAACTTTTCTATTTGTGCCTTAATTATTGGCGTTCTATTTGGCCAATGTATATAAGGTTCATCACTCTTCATTAAATTATAGAGAAATGGTAATATTAATTTCTCTACATCTTTGAATCTTGTTTTAATTTCTTCATCACCTATCTCTTTTGATACTGATTCTTTATCAGCAACAATTTGCATAACTTCGTTCATCATAGATTTTATTGATGATACATCTGATTTTACTTTTGATAATTCTAAATTTTGATTGTCAATAGCTTTAGGGTCTATTGTTTCCTGTTGTGGCATATTACTTACAGGCGTCATTCCCCAATCATCATCTAAATCAAAACCACGCATATAATCTGGTATATCTTTTGCCATTATTTTTTACCTCTTCTTTTTCGGTGTTTTTCTATTACTTGTTTTGTTTTTAGTTGTTTGATTGTTTTCTTGCCATACCTATCTGCTAGAGCACTA